TGGGAACTGCGAGTCATTTGGCTCATGTTGCGCGGCGAGTGTTTCCGGGTTCCGATCTTTGATGGCACGGTTGGCGAGCGTGGCCTGCCGAGGCTGAGTTCAGTTCTGATTCTGGATCCGGCTCGCTTCCAACACGTGGTCCGAGACCATCAGCTCATTGGCTGGCGGTATACGGGCCTTGGACCGCAAGCGCCGCTCGCAAGCCAGGTGTTCCTTCCTGAGGAGGTTTGGTTCGAGAAGCTGCCCAATCCTTTTGATTTCTGGCGCGGGATTTCTCCGTTGGCTGTGGCTGCGACTTCTGCCGGCACCGATTACGCGGCGTCGCTACATATGAAGGGCATCCTGGAGAACAACGGTGAGACCGGTACGATTCTTCGGACTGACGAGCAGCTCGACCCGGAACAGCGGGAGCAAATTCTGGCTGCGTTGCGCGAAAGGAAGCGGGGACCTGGCACTGCTGACAGGCCGGTGTTTCTTTGGGGTGGGGCGGAGGTTGTGACGCCGAAGCTGTCGAGCAGCGATCTGCAGTTTCTTGAGAATCGGAAATTTTCGCGGAGTGAGATTTGCGCGGCGTTTGGCGTGCCTGAGGAAATCATCACGTCGACCAACAATGCCAAGTATGACGTGATGGCCGGTGCCCGGCTCAACTTCATTGAGAACCGGGTGATTCCTTTGTGTCGTCGGCTGGAAGCTGAGGAGGACGTGGTTGTGAAGGCGATAGATCCTGAGGCGGACGGTTGGTTCGACGTGGAAGACCATCCGGTGCTTACGCAGGCACGACGTTCGCGGCTCGCGGCAGCGCGTGCGGGGTTCGACATGGGGATTCCCTTCAATGATTTGAATCGTGCATTTGATTTGGGTTTTCGGCCGTTCCCTTGGGGCGAGCAAGCGTATGTGCCCACGGCGATGAAGCCGGTGGGGACTGCACCGAAGGAAACGAAAACACGTGGAGGTGAATGATGAACACAATTCCTGATTTGATTCCGTTGCATGATAGCCGTCCTGGACTGCGAACGCTGTTGCAGGTGGAGGTACGCGAGGCCAGTTCGGACGAGTCGTTGCCCAATGGGAGGGACGGGACGAACGCGACAAATGGGGCGGATGTGAATGGAGCGGTGCTGGATTTTGTTGCCAGCACGGCGACGCTGGATCGTTATCACGAGGTGATTGAGCCCGCTGGGTGGCGGTTGGAGTCCTATCGAAGGAACCCTGTTTTTCAGAATGCGCACAACTATGGAGACATTCTTTTTACGCTTGGCAAGGCGTTGACCACTGAGGTTCGAACGCTCGGCGAGCGCCAGGCGCTCTGCCAGCGGATTCAGTTCGCCACTGAAGTTAACCCTGTCGCTAGGATCGCCTACGGGCTTTACAAGGGTGGGTTCCTGAATGCGGTATCTGTCGGCTTTATTCCTTTGAAATGGGAAGATGGCAATGGGGAGCGTGAAGCTGCGGAGAGAGGAGCATCGCCACGGCGACGTTATCTTGAGCAGGAGTTGCTCGAGGTGTCAGCGGTTGCCATCCCTGCCAATCCCGATGCGCTGGCACTGGGTTTGAAGTCGGGCGCGATTGTGAAGGCTGATTTGCAAGCTGCGCTAGAGCTTTTGCGCGCCCTCGTAGGCGCTGTCTCTCCTCAAGAAACTAAATCGAATCACTGGCTCGAACTCGCACGCGAGCTTCGGCGCGTCATGCAGAAAGCGTGAGCGTCATGCAACCTGGCCGGTCGACGTGCAGCCGGTCAAACGAAAGAAAGGTCAAACACTGATGAACACAACCACGGCTCTCACCGAAGACCAGGTCAAGGAGTTTCAGACCATCCTCGGTGAGGTGAAGGGTGGCTGGGCTGAGATTAAAGGCCTGCCCGCCACAGTCAAAACCCTCAAGGACGAAAACGCGCAGCTGCAGCAACAGGTTAAGGATGTGCGCCGGCTGATGGCGGCGCGGAGCTCCACCACTCAGAGCGTGCGGGCGCCGGGCCTGGTCAGCGACGAGTGCGCGCGGCACATGGCGGCGCAGCTGGTTGCGCATTGCCACAAGAGCGACAAGCTCTCGAGCCTGTGCTCGTTGCCGTCGCAACGCGATGCGCTGATCGATTTCGCGTGCGAGACGTTCAACCTCAGCACTCGGGCCGCACTGAGCACGACCGAAATCCCGATGCCCTACGAATACAGCGGCCAGATCCGCGAGCTCATCTCGGAGTTCGGCGTGGTGCGCAGCCGCATGTCGCCCTATCCGATAGGAATGGGCATCAGTCGACCGGCCCGGATGGGAACGCGTCCGGCGTTCGGCTCCATCGCGATGAGTGCGGCATTCAGCGAGAAGTCGCCCACGGTGACGTTCGCCTCGCTTGAGTCGCACAAGGTCGGCGGGATCGTGCGGCTGCCGCGTGAGATTGACGAGCAGAGCATCGTGCTCATGGGCCAGTTCCTGGCTCGATATGGTGCTGTTGAATTTGCGCGCGCGGAAGACACGTGGGGCTTTCTCGCGGATGGCGGGGTTAACTACGAGAACGTCAAGGGTGTCGTCCAGGTTGCGCGTGACAATGCGAGATACCTGCAGCTCGCGACTGGCAAAACCAAACCGAGCGACGCGACGTTGGACGATTTTCGCACGCTGCGAAGCAAGGTGAATAAGGCCGCGCTCAATGGGCGCCTTTCCGCGTATTACCTCGACACTACGTGGGAATCGCGGCTGCCGTCTTTCCGGACAACGGCGGAGCCTTATGTGTATCAACGCCTGCCGGACGGCTCGGCCACGTTGGATGGGTATCCAATCATTTGGACCGATGTGCTGGAGCCCTATGCGACGGCTGCCGCTGCGGACAAGGCGATCGCGGTCTTTGGCGCGCTGTCGTTTTGGTGGATGGGTGAACATGGCGGGCCGCGCATCGATACGTCGGAGCACGTCTGGTTCGCAAACGACCAGTTGGCGGTGCGGTTCATCGAAGAGATCGACTTCGATTATTGCGCGATTGACGCGGCGACGGCGTTGCTGACGGCGGCGACCTAAGAGGCGATTAACGCGTTCCATGAGTGCCATGAGTTGGAATCCCCACTGCGCATATTGGTTCATCAACTCATGCGCACTCGTGGACGCGTGGCTTGTGTGATTCGAGGGAATGATGCTCACAGAACTGGCAACGGTGAAGAAGCGGTTGGCGATTCTGCCGACTGATGTGTCACAGGACGAGTTACTCACGCGAGCGATTGAGGCGGTGAGCGCGCGATTCGACCGAGAGTGCAACAGGACACTGGCGCGGACGGTGGACGCGACGCAGGAGTTTGAGGCCAGTGAGGTTGAGATCATTGCGAAGTGTTACCCAATTGAGGACGTAACAGGGTTTGAGCTGAAAACGAGCGAGAGGGAGGGGTGGGTGGCGCAGGCGGAGATGGATTACATCGTGCGGCAGGGATGTGTGATTTCACTCAGCTCGCCTTTGTTGGGTTTGGGTCGATCTGCGGAGGCCTGGCTGGGCCGGGTGACTTATACCGGTGGATACGTCATGCCGGGGACGGCGCCGGGAGCAGGACAAGCCGCGCTGCCGGCAGATCTTGAATGGGCGGCGGTGGAGCAGGTCGCCTGCTGGTTTCAACAAAGGGACAAGCTGGGGCTCATTCGGCATTGGCCAAGCGGTGGCACTTACATGGTGTTCACTCAACTGCCGCTACTGCCGCAAGTGAGCGCGACTATTCAGCCGTATCGGAGGTGGAGTGTTTAGCATGAAGACAGAAGGATTGAAATGGTTGTTGGGAGCGTTGGTCGTGGCGTGGGCCGTAGTGGCGGGCGCGCAGCGGTTGACCCTCGCGTGGGATGCATCGACCTGCGGGTGCGCGGCGGGCTACCGGCTTTATTACGGCACGAACACGAGGTCGTATCCGTTCGTGACGGATGCGGGGCGGGCGCTGACGCAGTCGGTGGTGCTGCCGCATGGTGGACGTTGGTTTTTCGCCGTGACGGCTTACGACACGAACGGGCTGGAGTCGGAGTTCAGCAGCGAGGTGACGTGGGAGGACAGGCCGGTAGCGCCCGTGATGCGGGGCGAGCCGTGGGTGCGAGTGGCGCCGGTGTTTGAGCAGAGCACGAACCAGGTGACGTGGCAGACCGTGACGGGGGCGCCGACTTGGTTTCCGGCGACGAACGCGGCGGAGACCTTCCGGCTGCGGGAATTGGTGATCGAGCGGGTGATTGTGCCATGACGAATATGAATCCGGTTGAGCTGATTAGAGGAGTGGACCATGCGGCGGCGATGAACGACCGCTGGC